CTACCGCACATAGTATGTTGCATCCGTTAACGAGCAGCACAAAGAGCGTAGCCCAGAACGAGAGGCATTTCGGGCATGCCATGACCTGGCTGCCGATCTGCGCGATCTTCTCGGCCAGCCCGAGGTGCTGCGCAATGGTGGCGCATACCATAGTGAGCAGGGCTATCCACAGCATACCGCTACGCTGTTGGGGTTGCGGCCGTTGCCACCGTTACGGTGATCGGCGTCTCCGATACGAATGTCCGGCTGCACGGCTGGCAGGCTGATGCCGCCACGGCGTTCATCGCGGCTCCCTGCTCGATGGTTACGGTGGGTGTCGATGCCGACTGAATGGGAATCGTGAAATCCTGCGAGAGAGGTTGCTGCTTGGTGCATCCGCATCCGCCGTTACACGGAACATAGGAGATGATGCCCTCGACATGGACGGTAGCCACATAGCGTCCGGTACCAACTTGTGACAGCGATTTCAACGAGAACTGCGGATTGAATACCGGAGTGTTGTCTGCGCACGTCGGATAGCAAAGCCGCTGGGTGATGTTCACCTCATAAAAGTACGGCGAAGCCACCGATCCGGCCGCCAGAACGGGTGTAATAACAGCCGCTTGAATTTTGTTACAGCTCATAAAATGGGTAATTATTTAGTTTTGCCTCCTACTGTCTCTATTTTTTCATCCGCGCCGGAGGCATTAGGCTCGGAGGTAGGGTATAGTGCATCGTATATCGCGTTTATTTTCGCCTCGAAGGCGTCTACGCGGCCGTGCAGCGTCACGATATTGTCGTTCGTTACCTGCACTCCAAATAGTATCTGTTCAAAAAGGTTCCGCGGCTGACGCGGTTCCTGGGGATTGGTGTTCTCGCTCATCGTTTCAGAAAGTTTTGCACGAAAAAGTTGTTCTTGTATTTTATCAGCAGGTCTTTCAGTTTGGATGCCGTCACGAGCCCTCCTCGCTGGTAGTTCTCGTTCACGAAATCATAGGCTGCCTGCTGCACCTCCCGGGCTTCCTGCCCGGATTCAGCATATATGTATATTTCGATCTTATAGGGTTGCATGGCTTATAGTTTCGGTAGTGGTGGGACATCGGCTACGGGAGCAGCGGCACTCACGGTGCTTATAGGCTCTCCGCTTCTGATAGTTCTGAATAGATTGTAGGCGCCGACCAATTTGTCTTGATTGGCATCGGCCCATCCGAACAGCTCCCCGATGGTTGTTTTTGCCTGCTGGAGCATCGATGGCGGTACCGGGTCGAAATCGGGGACCTTCTCCATATCTTTCATGTAGAAATCATACATCCGCTCCATCGTGGCCACATCACCTTGATACATCTGCATAAGCGATCTTTTCAGGGCGTCTTTGGATGTTGTGCGGATTGTGTCCATATTGTGATACTCTTTTTTAGCGAATAGCATATCGTAGCGGTTTTAAGGGTTAAGGGTGGGACGGATTCCCGCCCCACCCCGGAAGGGCTAACCCTGGCACGTGTCGCAACCACAAGGCTGCGGGGCGGAATACCTCGCCACGCGGAGGAAATTGCACCCTCCAATGGCGGAGTTGAGCCCCGAATTGCCATTGATCGCCTGAGCCAGCGCGATTGCTTCGGCGTTCGACAGCGCGTTAGCGCCTGCCCCGGCGCCTGCACCTGCCCGTACATCAACGTACTGGCTGATCGTAGGTGCATGGTTGTTCTGCCAGCCCTCACGCGAAACGCGCTCCTGGAGCTGCGTCTGGGCGAGGATGTCGATGGCCTTGCTTGCACCCTCGCTGCGAGCTTTGGATGCCTGGTTAATGCCCCAGATTCCGGCTGCAGCCAGAAGGAGTGCGCCGCTGCCCAGACCGGCAGCCAGACCGATACCCGTGGCGGCCATGCCGTCGCGGTGCTTGTAGCAATGGCGATTGCTCTCCCACATAGCCAGATCGCCCGACGTTAAATAATCTGCTTCCATGTATATACATGATTTCGTCCGCCTCTTACCTCTTCAGCGATTGAGGTAGCATTGTATTATAGCTACAATGCAAAGGTGGCCAGGCTCGGCAGGGTGGTCAACGGGATGATTCGAAGGCTATGCGCACTTTGTTCGCAATGCGTTCAAAGGTCACTTTGAAGATGTGTCCGCTTTGAGAGAGGCGGTCCTCGAACTGAGAAAGCATTTTTTCGATACCTCGGCGAGAGAAATGCATCATGCGGGCGATCTCGCTGATGTATATACCTTCGCGCCGCAATAGATGAACGAGCATGTAACGGGCATCAACCGTTTCGGCCGTGCGACAACACGAAAGGATTTGCTCGGATGTCAATTCCGTTTCATTTGCAACAATATCAAGTATTTTTGCAAAAATCTCGGTTTTACGTATCTCCATATCAAATATTTAGTTTAAATTTGACATACCACTAATGTAAAAAGCCATACGCCCGAATTAAGGAATAGTCCTCAATGCTCGGTGCGTATGGCACACATTAGTGGTATAATGGAGAGGAGCGTTGGGGACTTTTTATGCTCATCCCCCAATCGCATGGGCTTATATTATTACATAGGCGACTTTTCTTTATATCTTTACCAACTCCACAGTACGATTCCGACCTGCACTCCGGCCATAGGCTGAAAACCTTGGGGCGTGTATCCAACGCCTACCCCGGCCGTCACGGCGAATCTGCTGCGTTTTGTAGAAGGTTGGGTAATGGTCCGCACCCGCTCTACCTCCCTGATTATCGGGACAATGGTCGGCGTTATCTCCATTAATCGGTTGCGGCTTACCGAAGCGTCGACAATAAACCGTCCGGTGGAATCGGATGAAAAGTCAAAATGATAATCCCGTGTCCGGAGGTAGTCAGCAATGATCGCCCCGGTATCGGCCGGGATTGTCTGCCACACCGTGTCTGCCGGTTCATGCACGGCCACAGGCCACGGCTCCCGGATGGTGACCGTGACAGGCGGCATGGGTTTGAGCTGGACCGATACGCTGTCGCGCACGGTCACCGAGGCCGCTCCCCGGCGGTACCCCCAGCCGAAAAGCAGCGCCCCGGCGACAAGCGCGGCGAGCAGGTACGAAATCAGAGGTTTCATCCCTTGATGAATAAATCCCATCCTGACTGTACGTCGGACATTTTGGCTTCCACGCCATTTTCCACGAACGACATTGCCGCAACTACGGGAACCATCACATCCCGGTTGGTCGCGGTGATCCGGCTATCGACGGGTACACCCGAACGCTCGGCCACGGTCCGGACATAGGCGTCCGTGTGGTTCTCGTTACTGGGCGCCCAGCGGCCGATCATCTTCCGGATGGTGTCCAGCCCATAGTTGCGCTGGTAATTGTTCAGCAGTTTGAATGCAGCCCGATACCCGTAGGCCATTGTCGTGAACTGCGCGAAACGACTGTCCTTCGACGGCACGATCTCGCCCTGCCAGGGGTTGCCGCCCTTCGTCTTTTCGATATTCAGCGGGTTGTTGTTTCTTAATCCTCGCGGTGTCATGGCTATTTCGTTTTACGGTCCCACCACGATTTGACGATGATACCAGCCACCAGTCCCACCCCGGCCGAGATCGTCGAGCAGATGCGGATGCCGTCGGGCAGCAGGTTAAACAGTACGATGCCGGCCACTACGGCGGCGAGCACAATCAATGCGATTTTGGTTGTCTTTTTCATGATCTTGAACTTTTGGAAATGTTTTGTTTACGATTCACAGTTTTCATTCTTGCCGAACGGTGGCTGGCGCTTGTCGCATCCCAGGACTTTGCATTTGAGAATCGACAGCGCAGTATTCGCAGAGGATAGTTTGTCGTTTCGTTTGCGCAGCTCGGAATTCTCCTTGTACAGGGCGTCGATCTTCGCATCCTTCCGGTCGAGTGATTCCTTGAGTTCGTCGCAACGGGCCTTTCGCTCTTCGGCGATCCCGCGCCACTCCTCGACGACGGATTTTTCGTTGTCGATCTGCTTGGCCCGACGATTTTCTTTATAGTAAAGCAAAGACAAGGCTCCGCCGCCAGTCAACAACGCCCCGCCCAAGGGAATGATGATCGTAGTCCAGTCCATCCTATCTCGCAGTTAGGGTAAACACGATGAACACCACCCATTCTACGGCTCCTCCTGCGAGCGTCCATAGAATGTCCTGCATGTCGGCTTTCGGGTCGATCTTGCGCTCCTTGACAACGGCGGCCGTCATTACGGCGATCATCGACACAATCAAAGGCAGCCACCGCCACCAGGCGCCCAACGGCACGGCCACGATCAACGCCGCGGAGGCGATGACCGCCCCGACTGCGAAGTGTTGGTATTTGTCTTTAGCGATGGCGTTGAGCCATCCGATGAGTTTATTGATAAGTCTTTTCATATATTTGTGGTATTTCGAGAGTTCGACCGACAGGTTACTTATCCGGGAATCGCTCCCTAATCTCGGCCTTCTTTGCCAGGTATAGGGCCTTCTGCTCGTCGGCTTCGAGTATCTTGCCCTCGGCCAGATAGCCCTCGTAGGCCATCAGATATTGATCCGCTTCGGCCCGGTAGGCCATTTCCCGCAACTGTTCGGGATCGGGCTGCGGCTCCGGTACAGACGTGTATTCTTCCCAGCCGACCCGAATGCGGTCCGCCTCTTCGGTGTAGACCTCGCGGAGATCGTTGCCCGGGGTCGTGATCTCCGGGCGCTCCGTATATTCCACGGGTTTGTACCCCATCGGGCCGAGGATCTCCAGCCCGGGGTTCATGATAACCATCCCGCCCTGCCGCACCTCGCCGGGGGCCGGGATCAAATATCCGTTTTCAAGTTTTGCGTATTGCATAGCGTTGTTTTGGTTATTCGTTATATAATATCTCCGGCGCACCGTTGGCCGCCATATCATAGCCTCCGATCGACTGAAACAGCGGCTCCATGTACTCGTCCGACAGCGGGAGCTGCTTCGCGCTGTCGAGCCAGGAGATCGGGACAGACACCGGAGTGATCCCCTTGATCGTTACTTTGAGATGACGTGCCGTTGCTGTCTCATAGTCTTTACCTCCATATATATAAAGGGCAGGAGTTCCGGATCCTGGCATTTTAACAAGAAGAGTACGAGATTCACCTACTTTAGCTTTCTCAAGCGTACTCCAATCTTGGCCATCCGGAGTTAAAATAGTTGCCCCGGCAAGGCCCAAAAATCCTACTGATTCTATTGGTTTAGGTTGGTAATCCCACTCATCAACCACATAGTCTACGCGATATATACAATCATAAGGATATTTTGCTTGAGTAAGAACCGATTTATAATATTCATCACCTATGTTAAATTCATAGATTTTTGCTTTCGGTTCCACCGCCGGTCCTTTTCTCGACTCCATCAGATTCTGCGGCAGGTATTCGGCAAGGAGGCCGACAGAGGTGATGCTGTTGACGGTAATAGTTAAATGTCTATTTGGATCACCGTCACTACCACCGTAAATTGGGAAATTATTTACATATCGTTCGTTATAAACTACAATATCAAACGTGCCATTTTGGGCAGGGATAGGATATGATATACCTGCGAAAATACGCGGAGATCCGGATTGATAGTCTGAAACAGTCACATTGATTTTATAATATTTTCCGATGGTTATAGGATTCCCGGTTATATTATAGCAATAAGGCGAATCAGATCCGTCCCATGTAAAAGAATTACTACCAATTAGATTTACCGATAATAGCTCCCGCATCGCCTTCGGCACGACGTACCCCATCGGGTCGCCGTTGTTGTCGAGGGCCTTCACCTCGTCCGCACTCATGGCGTAGTTGAAGTGCCGGTGCAGAAGGTAGTCACCTTTGAATCTATACATAAACCTGTCCGTAAGAGCCCCTATTACATAGTATGCGAATTGAGGTGTTGAATACGGCGCGCTTCCAAGTAGTTCTCCTCCAACATATATAGATTGTTCTGTTTCTGTTGTGACAAAAGTGATATTATATAGTGTCCCTATGCTAATATCTATCGTTTTGTCAGTGCCCGAATAGTAAATCGACATTCGGCCATTTCCCAAAATATCAATTCGCGGAGATGCGCTAGATCCGCGCGTATCAAACACGCATTGTCTTGATTCAAATGTTTGAGGAACAAATACACACTGAATCGTACACGGCACATGCAGCAAGGCCGGATCCGTCGTCAAGAATCCGCCCTGCGCCGTAAGAACCCCGCGCTGCATCCTCTTGGCCTGCCGGTAGGCGGCCATCTTCTGCACGTTGTTGTAGTAATAGAGCAGACTATTCATCGTAGGTCATGTTGCCCGCACCGAACAGGATGCAGATGGTGTAACTCTTATTCTCCTCGGGTTGCGTCCATCCGGTGATCTTGAAGTCCTCCGGATAGGAGAACTGCGTCTTGGTCGCTCCCGACGCGAAGCGGATGATTGACGGCTTCGTCGAGTTCTCGACGCTCGCAATATTCAGCGAGGTCAGTTCTCCGCAGAGGTACATCGTTCCGCCCTTGACGTCCAATGAAACGGCAGAACCCTCGACCTGCTGCACAATGGTGCCGTCGTCCGCCCGGTATTCCGAGGTTACGTAGCCTTTGGTCGCATCGTCCCAAAAAGCCCAGTATTTGAGCCCCCCGACATCCACGATCTTCGGAGGGTGGTCGGCCAGAGACTTCGCACGCGCGGCCTGCTGGTCGGCGTTGGTGGACGCGGTGTCGGCTTTAACGACGACCTCCGCCACGACAGCGGTCACAAGCTCTCCGTCAGAATAGATATTGCCTTCCTCGTCGGCCGATATTTGGGGAGTTTCGCCTTTGATCCCCGAAAATTTAAGAGCTATAGTTCGTTTTTCGGGGGTGCCTCCAAGTTGAACTTCTACGTTTGGTGCGCCGGTTGTATTATTAACTGAAGCGGTTATGTTTTCTATTTGTCCGGCGTCTCCTGGCTCGCCTTTGAGTGTGGCAATGATCGTATTGATCTGCTCAATGGGCAGTTCTTCCGATGTTCCACTCCACAACTCAATGCTGGTGCATCCCGGCGTTGTGATATTCATTTCACCGTCGGGGAATAGACTGTCAGGGACATCTCGCTTCATCTGGTAGCACAGGATGCCGGGCGCAAGATGGTGCCTATCCACAAGCACCAGAATGGAATTATCTTCAAGCGGCACGCACCGCCTGTAAACTGACCCGTCAAACGAGGCCACATAAGTATTATACGCCGGGGTGTCCGGTGTCTTTAGCTCGATGTGCCAAGGATAATCCGGGAGTTTGCCGTCTGGAAATGAAAACACCACTCGGAAATCACTGGCATAATTGACGTGGCGAATATTGTCGTCAGCCATATTATTCCTCTTTGCGATTGAAAGATACTATATCGTACTCGTCGTAATCCTTTGCAAGGACTTCAAAATCGTCACGGTGCTTCAGGTCTTGCGAGATATACCATTCAGCGGCCGGAGCTGTGATATTGTCGGCGGTATATACTTTGCCTTTGTATCTGAAAGCGACACCCCTCTTAAGAATGTATCCGCCGTTTTCCTGCTTGTTCATAGTCCGTAAAATTAATATTGCCGCATCGTGATGACAGTTCGGGCACCGGGCGTTGAATGATGCGGTGAAATCCTTGCCCGTGACCTGCTTCCAATCTGCCCTGATAACAGACTTGTCGGCATCGGATAGAGAGGGGGCCGAAACCCTCTCTCTATACCATTCCTGCGTCTGCATGATTAGGCCGCTGCCGAACACAGCGATTCGAGCGCCGCCTTCGTCGTTGCGTAGTCCGTCTTGTAGAAGAACAGATTAGGAGTAGGGGCCCCGGTTTCGGTGATATTGCCGGTCCATCCGCCGACATCTCCGCTCTTGTCCATATTCAGATCTACGCCAGTCGCGCCCTGCTCCCAGCCGATGACGCCGAACGCCTGTTTGCCCGCGTCGCCTTTCTCCATGTTCTCGTAGATGCAGACATATTTGTCCTGCTTCAATCCGAGAACTGCGGCGGCATTCTCCGGGCTGTCAGCCAAAAGGGTAACGGGGAGAACCTTGTCCCATGCGGCGTCGATGCTCGGGTTTTGGTCTGTGATGGTGATCGCCGGGGTTTCATTCAATGGGTTACGGACCTTGTAACCCCGCTTGCCAGTCAGGGCCACCAAGTTGGTAATCACGAAGCCTTCGCGTGTGGATTTGTCCCAGTCGATAGCATCCCGGGAGATGAAATAGAAAAACTTTTCCACGCCTTTTGCGTGGGGCTCGTTGCAATCATTGAGAATGTCTCGCCCGAGCGTAGTGGTACATGCCTGTACTGCCATTAGTTTGATGTGTTAAGTTAGACAAAGCACTCGCGCTTATGGCAGATTCGGCCACTACAGGGTGGTGATATGTAGGTGTTATTTCGTACATGATTCCGCGGCTTATATCTTCATAAGCGTTCGTGACAAAGGTGTAAACCTTCGGCACGTTGTGCAATAATTATTTGTATTTTTTTCGCCCCAATTTTCCGAGGCTGTTTTGAACCTTGACCCGCTTCTGCCCCTTGTTGATGTCAACCACCGAAACAATGGGCGCCGGCATTTCAAGCATAGCTTCACGGATCATCGCTTTCATCCCTCTCATTCCGTCGTTGCGCTGGGGAAGATTCGATGCTTGGATGGCGTTTCCGCCGCTGGCGACGTTCATGGCCGAGAGCATTGCGCCCCAGTCGTTGACAGCCTGGGCGGTCATCACAGCTTCGCCGTTGGATAACATTGCAGGGATGCTGTCCGAAGTTCCGGAGCCCGGCCCTGTGACAAGACCGCCGGAGGCGTATTTCGGGGTCTCTGCTGAATCTGTTATTTGTGTAGCTTGCGCAATGGCTGCGACTACCGTAGCGATACTTGACGCAATAGTTATCGGTATCATGAACCACGGTGCTTTAGCTGACGAGGCTACGGCGTTGGCTATGGCTTCGGCCTGCGCTAAAACAACCTGAAATACGGCCAATGTTTTCGCAAATTCCGCATAACGTTCGCCCTCTCCGCCCAGTGCATCGAACATTGCAGAAAAGGCCCCTGTCATGCCTGATAATTTGCCGAAAGTTTGCGCCGTCTGCCGTGCCGCCTCTTGCGCTGTGCGGTCCTGCTCCCGGGCGATGCTTTGTTCGGCGTGCGCTATCTGCATACGGAGGTCGAGCCGTTGGCGTTGCAGTTCCACATCGTCCCAGCCTAACCGATTGATAAGCTCTTCATTGCTGGCTATATCGTCCAACTGCGCCAGTTGTTCTTTGGCTATTGCAATAGTTTCTTTAGCAGCCCCTAAACTTCCACCCGATAATGTGGCTTCAGTAAGCCTATTTTGATACTTTCGCGCCTGCTCTTCTAATTGCGATTTGAAGCCTTTAGTAATATCACTATCTCCAGCCTTGAAAGCATCGGCCAACTCTTTATCCAGAGCATTACCGATTGCTGTAATGTCTTTTACGATGGATTCCCGCGCGGCTTTTACTGCTTGGGCTCGCTGCTCCGCAAGTGTTATGCCTTTTTTTACCTTTTTGTTTACTTTATCATTGGCAGCTTCCTCAATGCCTGCATTTTTGAGTATTTCCGATGCTGCTTTTTGACTCTCAGCCGATACATTTAGATACGCTTCGGCCTGAGCTTCCAAAGCACGAACGGGGGCCATTAACTCCTCTTTTTCGGCGTCCGTATAAGGCCGTTTTATAGTTGTTAATTCCTCGTTGACAAATACTTTAACATAACCTTTCTTTATTTCCTCGTCTACCTTTTGCTGCTCAATTAGCGCCTTTTCATAGGCTTCGGCGGCCAGCTTCATCCCCGCAGCCGCCCGTGCTCGCGCACTTAGGGCATCGATGAAAGCACCCGTATTCGTCACGAGAAGATTCTCGGCATCGTTAACACTATCGACCTTTACCCCCAGATCATCGAAAGCATCCTTGTTGTCAACAATGAATTGCTTCCGAGCTTTAAGATCATCGCCCAAGGCCTTCCATTGTATCTGCAATTCTTTCACTTTGGCAATCTGTTCTCCGATATCATACCCATCTTCCACTAAAGCATTGTTTACTCTATGCTGGGCCTCTGCCATAGAGATCGCGGCTTCTTTAGCTGTAAACAATCCCTTTACCCACGTTCCAATCTCTTTACCGTAGGCTGTCAGCAGAGTAATGCCCACGACCAAAGCCGTCTGCCAGGAAAAGATGGACGAAATAACCTGCCGGAACACCGGAATAGTCGCTTTCCCCTCGGCTCGCAACGCTTTGTTGGCCATCCTTGCCCGGGTCAGTTCATCGGCAAGCATCGGCAGGTTATTGGAAATCGCCAGAAAAAACTGCTGGGCGGATATCGTGAGCGACGGAAATTCCCGGGCGAGTTGCTGTACTTGGAATGCAAGCGGAGTAAAACCTTTTGCTGCACTCGCATAGTTCCCGACATTATCCCGAAAGTTCAACAATGATGCGTTTGCTTCGTTCAACTCGGTCTGCATCTCACGAATTTGAGAGCTCAATTTGCCGCCTACATCTGCATTGTTCCGCTCCTCACGGCTTAGCTTGTTGTATTGAGCCGTAAGGGCTTGAACCCCCGCCCGGAGTTTCTCAACGCTTCCGTCCAGGTTGATTTCTTCTCGAATATTTGCCTGAATCTCCCGGGTGTAGGCCGACATCTCGGTCCGCAACGCCTTTATAAGTTGGGTTTGCTTGGCAACACCTTCGGAATCACCCGCTTCCTTGAACTTTTGCAGTTTGACTTTTGCGGTGTCAATAGCTGTCGAGACGGCCTCCCACCCTTTAATTAAATCCGAGTATCTGAACTGGATATTAATAATCTTGTCGATAGTGTCCTGTGCCATATTTCTTCATATGGGTTAAATGGTTAATAAATTAAGCCGACTTTGCTTTCTGGGATACTGCCACCTGCCGGCGCACGGCGTCGTTCTCCTGAATTCCCAGAATGACAGGGTTGTAATTAATTTCCTCGGTTCCCGTGTTTTCGGGAGCGGAGATAGACAGATACAGATCGCCGTCCTCCTCGTACAGATCGACATAAAGGCGGGAATCGTAATCGACGATATATGGCGTTCCGTTCGATGTTATGGCATACGCTGTGCCGTTAATGCCGTCCGCTTCTGCAACCCATTGGCTGTCTTCATTCTTGCCGTCCAAGCGCAGATAATACGTTGCTGCCACCACTCCGTCCACTTTCAGTTTCAGCAGTTGGCAGTCGCAGATGTCGTTTTCGCCTGTTTCTACCGAATATATGGCGAATATCTGCCCGAATTGGGCTATATACACCGGCTTCGTGTAGTCGAGGTTGTAGAGATCGAGAGCCGTGAGTTTTGCCCGAATGGTGATGATTCGCAGGCGGTCAACGACTTTCTGATAGGACGAATATCGGGTCTTTACGATACCTTCCTCGCCGCCGAACTTCATCCACGGATCGAATACGCCAATACATCGGGCAATGCCCGACATAAACGCTCCCCGTCCCGATAATATCCGTGGCGAGCACTCCGAATAATTGGCGCCGCCTTTTCCGTTATCCTCATAGATCGGCACAACGGCGCAATTTACCCCGTCCGTCGTTGCATTCTCCGACGCCGAGAAAGGCAGCGACACCAACTCCGTTTCTTTCTCGATGTTTTCGTTGCAGATCGTGATGGTGCCGTGCGTGTCGGTCTTTACATCGTCGTCATTATCATAGTCGAGGATGTTGCTTTGGGCGAGGTCATCGATGGTGAAAATCGATGCGTCGGGCATATCCACCCGGTGAAAATCGTTCAGTATTACCCGGTCGCTCCAGTCGATGATGTCGTTATTCTGAACATTGGCGATTATGTCATCGATGCTTATCAGCTTGATCGTGTTAGGGCTATTCTTGTCCGCATAGGCGAATAGGCCGTTCATGGACATCAGGGCGAGGATAAAATCGCCTTGCGAGATGTCAGGGAGATTGGGGGCGACATAAAAAGCATTCGGATAGCTAATTTCGAAGTTGTCAAAGTCGCCGAAAACTAAAACGTCGCCCACAAGATACTCATCGGGCAAGACGTCTGTTGATTCGAAGTTGACATTAAACCCTGTATATTGGGATGCGCCATTTATGTTAAGTACTAAAGCACTAAACCATACTTTGCCATTTTTAGTATTATACGGGGACGTTTCCTTATATAATACGTCCCGCTCTCCCGTATAACGAACGCCATATATAGACATGGTTGCAGTACCATCTTTCTCTTCACCATAACTCGGCCAATTAAATTTAACATAAAACTTATCGGCATCCGAAGAAGAAATTGATATTTTGATAGCTGTTGCTCCATTGTTCTTAAACCCCATAGTGCCGGATGGGAACCCAACGATACCAGCTTGGTCATGTCCATTAAAATACAAATTCATGGATATGGGGCTTTCTTCATTTGATTTGTACGCATAGTTATGTTCATAGTCTGCATTTTTCGACACCAGCGGAATAATAGGTCCGAGGTTTTTGCTGTACGCCAGCCGCTCCTTGCCGTCGATAGTGACCCCGTTATACTTTTCGATAGCCGAAAGAATTGTTTTCACCTGCACGGACGGATGCAAATACTTGGGGTTCGACAGTCCCATTCCGAAATTCACGCCCCAAAACGCGACATCGGGATATTTACTGGTAGTGTTTCCCTCCAGAATCGCTGTATTCTCATTCCAGTCAATGTGGTCTGCTCCGAATTCTTCCAGTTGCGGCCCCAAATCCCGCAGGTTCGCGTCAAACAGAGGCTGAAAGTTATCCACGTTGCCCCACGTAAGCGTTACATTGATCGTATCCGCAATATCCGTAACCACGGCGAATCCCTGCGTGAACAGCGGCACCCCGTCCTGATACAACGCCGCCGGAAGTCGTACATACGGAGCGTCAGCATCCGCATCCGGGCGGGCTGCCTGACCTATAGCCCGCATATTGGCAGGCGTAGGCGGCAGCGCAATATTGTAGGAACGGTTCGACTGGATGCTGTCGAGGCTCGAAAATATCGGACTTTGATAAAGCAGGGTTACGACCTCGTCGCTCGAAAGGTCGCACAGAATATCGTTGATGTATAGTTCGTAGGTTGTCATAGATATTCGTATCTTACTATTTCAACGACCAAATCTTGCATCGGCGCGCCCGTGTCTTCGGATTCCGAATCTTCAACCATGAAACGCACCCAATTGCCCGCATCCGGGTCGTACATAAACAAATCCTGACATCCGAGGATCGTGCGGCACAAGTTGAAAACATCCCTTTCAACAATGCGACTATGCAAGGTATAGCGTTTGGCCAGCGTCTTGTTCTGCACGTCGCGAGGCGTCAGCGTATCGTCGAGTTGATGATAAGTATATTCCACAGACATTTCGTCGGTTTTAGATTCCTGCGTCCATCGGTATAAATAGGGGATACCGGCAGCATCCGTCCATTTCAGAAATATCCCCTTGGTGCAATAATCGTAGTAAGTTCGTATCTCCGCATTATAGTCTGTCGGGGTGGCTCCCACAGCAAGCGGCTTGCCAAGGTCTTCAGATGGGATTTTTGCCGGATCAAACGGGATGATGGGAGAAAATGCCGAATTTCCGATGTATTTCTCTGTTGTTGTCGAGGAGGGCGTAAGCACGAAAAGCTCGCCCGTTTGTTTCGGGAAAAATAGCGACTGCTCGAATCCTGCGTTCGGATAGACCACAATGCAAGGGGCAGCGGGATAGAATTGTGAAATATTTTCCCCATCTCCCCATCCGGGGAGAATCTCCCGGTCTGCAAATCCAGGGACTGCGTAAAGAGCCGGTCCAACATGGTCATATTCGGAGGCGGTAATTACATAGGTGATTAAATTTGATTTGGTCCCTTGGATCAGACTTTCGCATATTTGTCCAACAGGAAATACCGCCACACCTTTGTAGTTAGTTTTGCGTGTCAAGGTGATAGACCGAGTGAATGTCCAATCGGACCCTCCTATCAATTTAAGGGACACGTCTATATTCCCCTTTTGGGAGAGCAGTTCAACCCGAAGATACGCAAAACGGCCCCGGGTCTCGAAGATATCCTCTGGGCGGGTTACCTTGAATACGTCATTTGTGTGCAATATCATAATTCTATCGTCGCATCTAATAGTTGATAAATGGATGTATCGAGTTCCTCTGTTATTTTTTTGCTGATTCTATCGACAACTTCGGGCAGTAAGTCTTTCATTATCTCCGTTCCTCCGCCCTTTTGATAAAGCACGCTTCCGCGATCCCAGACGCTTGAAGCGACGCCATATGCGTTTATCGATCTTGGGTCAAGGTTCCATCTCGATTCTTTAACCCGCGCCCACCGCTCTATCGCGTTCCGGAATGCCTCGAAGCTGCCGAACTCCTCTTGCACATCCTGTGGGGAACTTCCTTCGTCGATATTCTTGATGCCTTTGCGCCCGACAAATGAGATCGTAAGTCCACCATTTGTAGCTTCATGGATGGTTTTAAGGCTTTCAGCTGTTGCGCCGGTCGTCTCCTCCGGAACGTTCAGGGCGTTGACATCGGCGCCGCTGTTGGTTCTCTTGGTCATTATATTGAAGGCGATCTGCTCGGCCAGCGGACCGAACTCGTCTTCACAGATGGTGATGATCCGCTCGGGGCTGAATATCTCCTCTATTTGCCGGATGGTGGGCATATCAGCAGATGTTATAGGTCATCATAGCGCTTAGGGTTACGCCGGCCACCAATACGTCGAATTTGCCGTAAAAAGGCGTCGTGTTGGCCACAAGCTCTACTTCGATACCCATCGACCGCATCCGGTTGATAAATGCAAAGGCGCGTTCTTCCATCTTTTCGACGATTGGCTGCACTTCGGTCTCCGTGTCCGGCTCCGCTTTCCCGAGGGCGTCGCAGAAATAGAGCGTCGTCGTCCGGCGTCGCATGTCCGACATCCGTGTTTCGGAAATCGTCTCGTTGAACTGACGGAGCAATACGGGGTATTGCTTGACATCGTCCATCAGGTAGTTTGCTTCGGCTATCCGGGCGTACATATAGGAGCACAGTCCCTCCGCCTCGGCGCACTCTCTGAATATCTCGTTGATGCTTTTTTTCATCGTCTCCGTCTCCCGTTAGATTTGTTCGCTTCATAGATGGCTCGCTGTTCCATGTTGTCGCACTTGCATGCCTCGAATGCTTCGTATACTGTCGCCCACGGCGTATTCCATGCTTTATTCATATCTACGGCGCCGTTCATTATCTGGCAGTATTTGCGGCAGACGGCAACAAGACCGCGATTGGGTCGCTTGACACGCGCTTTCATCTCGGCGGCCGTGAGGGGCATTTCCAGCTTTTCCCACGATTTGCCGATACCTTCCAACCCTTTCTGTATGGCAATGAAATAGCGCTGGGCACGGATGAACCGGAGGCGTCCGATTTGCTCCTCGTCTATGCTGAACCCCGCGTTCCAATCCGGATTACCGTCAACGCCTATGCGGTTGAACTTCACGAGCCCGAGCATCACGCCGAGCACGATGCAAAAATATTCGTACGACGGTTTACGGGCTTCGATGGCGTTCAGTTCACCCATCGTGATCCCGGCGATGTCCCGAACGGGCAGACGTTTGTCGAACCACATCCGGCGTTTTATAGGCACAAACTCGGGTTCTGGTAGGTCTTGGATGGTTTTGACGATACGTTCGGTACCCATGCTGAATAATGCACGGTTGCGCATCACAACATCACTAACCGTATCTTTGGGGGTTATCTTCATAGGTTGTAAGTATTGATCGGTTCGAATATCTCCGCGTAAAAGTCCGGGCACAGCTTAACATTGTCAACGATGCGGATGATCTCTCGGCATTCGTCTACCATATCGTTCCACACGCGAACGAGCCGATGCGTCGGGGATGTCCGGGTACTGCTTTCGGTGTTCTTCAGCTTTTCCCCGGCAACGGTGTTGAATGTCATATGGTCGCGCGAGTAGTAGAAATAGATATACTTGGCAATTACGGATGTCCCCTTGTCCGGTTGAGCCAGCAGCACCACAATAGCAGGGTAATCCTCAATATTGTCGGCGACATCCGACCCCAGAAGCATTCGCAGAAACCGAGGTTCGTATTTGGCGATATATGCCTGGATGTCGCTTATGATTTTGGGGGCAGGTCCGGCGGGTTTACCGTCGCTTTTAGTCTCTATTCCCGCAATATATGTCTCGGGATAGGTGAAATATCGCTCGTCTAAGATCATGGTATTTTATTTGAAGACAGGGGCGGCGTGTTGCCGCCCCTATCCGGTTACTCCTCCAAGGTCTTTTTATAGAACCCTTTGGCGATCATCATTTCCGCAGTTGCCTGCGATTTGATGAGTATTTCGCCCTTGTTGATCCCGTCATGCGCTCTAATGACTTCGACGCGCAGGACGTTGGCTTTAAGGGCGCGACGACCGCGCCTAACGGGGGCGCGTGTCATAGCTGCTTCATCTTTCGCTTTCATGGGTTACTCGGTCGGTCCTGCTGTTGCTTTCTCGATGGCGGCCAGAGCGGTGTTGATGTTGGCGACATAGATATTCGCTTTCATATCCGGCCGTGTAACGAGGGCTTGCCCGCGATACCACAGCCACAGACGATACGAATCCGTCTCCGGGACGCGCTCGATCTCCATAGTGATATTGCGCTTGTCGTGCAGCTGGAGCGTCGTGGAATCGAGCACGACGAGCTCCGAGGCCGAGAGTTTCGGGGTCGGGATAATCGTCATGCCATGCACCGACAAGGCCCCATTGGGCAGCACCGTGATGTAGTCGCCGAGGGTGTTCTTCAGCGTGCGCATCTTGAATTCGGTGGCATAGTTCATCAGCACGTAATTCGGAGCCATCGAATCGTTGGTCCCGACCTTTGCCTGCGTTTTCATGGCGAGGATCAGGTCGGCGATGTTCGGTGCTGACACGCTGGTTGCCACACCCGCCGTCGTTGCATTGAATGCCGTAACGCCGGATGTCTTCAGTCCGTAGATGTGTTTGGGCTTGGAGGCATCCACGCCGTCACCGTCCCACAGCAGAGAATCGAGTTTGGCTGCGATCCCCTGCTGGGCCTTCGTCTGCGCCCATGCCAGGAAGTACCCGAAATCTTCGGCGCTCTCAGCCGAGAAAGGAAGCACGGAACCGAGTTTTGCCAGCTCACGGTATTTGCCCGTAAGCGTGGCGGTGTCGGTATTGGTGTGCTTTGTCATCTCCTCTGCATACCCGGTGCCGTCGGTGTAGGAAGCATCGTTGTACATGATGCGGTTCTTGTCGTCGGGCACATTGATGCGCGTGAAGAGTTGCACGAACGCATTGCGGGGGCTGGCGTCTGCGTAAATCTTCGTCGTCAGCACGGTGCGGTTGGGGTCTTCGTTCGTTATGGCCGACGTGTCGAGTTTGAGTGCGAACTCACCCGTCGATACTCTGCCTCGTCCGTTCCGCATATCCTTATATGCGGCGGCGAACTCTTCCGATTTCAGCACCTCTTCCATAGCGGCGACCAGCGTTTTGTGTCCCTCCTGCTTGGGAGCGCCTTTCTTCATCGTGGCGATCTCGACGCCTTGGGCTTTAAGCGCGCCCTCCAGTTTTTCGATCTTCGCCGGCGACAGCCCGAGCTTCCCGAACTCCTCCTTGACAGCCTCGACGATCTCGTTCTGTGACTTGATGCCTGCCACCATCTCCTCGAACTGCCCTTTGATATAATCTCCGAGCGCGTTCAGGCCCTTTTTCTCGTCCTCGCTGAACTCTACGCCAGCGGGAAGCACAAATGATTTAATCTCCATTCTTCTTTGTGTTTTTTGGTTAATTGATATGTGAACCTATTTTCCCGAACATATTTTCAGTGAGTGGTTTCTCCGGCTCGGCTGCGTTCAATGTCTCGATGATTTGCTTTTTGATCTTCATTTTCTCCTCCAATGACGCCGCATTGAGAGCATCGCTCATAACCTTGATGGCGTCCGGTAAACTCTTCACAGCACCGACGAATGCCGTTTCCTCGTTGGCTCCGGCAGTAACGACGGATATTTCATGCAACACGACTTCCTTAACGATGAACGCGTCGAGGGCTTCGTCATATTCCATTTTGTCCCATACGTAATTGAATCCGAACGAGAACTGATTAATATCGCCGTCTTTGAGCTGGAACCACGCGCGCTTTGCATTCGGCACCGCGTCGAAGTTGCTCAGCTTAACTTCTGCATATGCGCCGTCTTCGCGCTCTTCGATAGACAGTATCCGGCCGATAGGGTCGGCGAAATCATGTTGCCATACGAACGCGATTTTGCGGTTTGTGGCCGATCCCGGGCCCCTATCGTTAATGGACTTGGCGAAGCATCCTTTGATAAGAATATCGCCCGCGCTGTCCTTGTTACCGAAATTGGCGAACTTCACGAGGATAATATGCTCGTCTTCGTTCGCAATGTCCGCTTTTGTCACGGCGAACTCTTTGCGGCAAGTGTTGCCCATTGCCGCCCGGCGCGCTTCTATTTGCTGAGATAAGTTCATGTTATACGATATATTTCAAAAGTTCTGTTTTAGCCTGCTCCGTAGTCATCAGACCTCCGGACACGGCGTTATTCAAGGCATTTACGAGATTGGTCATGCCCGCCGCCTGTTCGCGCTTAGATTCTTGGAAGAGTTCAAGATGATCGTAGTAGGGCATCACCTTGAAATCCTCAAAGCCATATATCCTGTTGAGCACGTAGAATATATTATTCGCCTCGGGGATTATCGCGTCGTTATATAATATCGCCTTCGCTTCTTTGGCGTTGGCGTACGTTGAACCCTCTACGTCGAGCAGCACGCTCGGCACTTGGTAGATGTCCGCGATTTCCTTCTTGCAGGCTTTCTGCACGTCTGTCAGTCCCAGATCGGTAATCGTTGACGATATCGGACTTACGGCAGCATTCATGGACGTGATCGCGTATTTGAATTGATCGGACCGGATGCCGTACTTTCTGAATGCCTGTTGTATGTTTTTCTTCTCCGACTCTGTTTCCGGCAGCCGAGCATCTCGAATAATATCGCCGCTTCCGGATGTCAGCGAGATAATAGCCAGCATACCGCGGTTGATCATCAGTTCATGCACCGCTTCGTAGGATGCCACGAAAGTATTCACCGGCTTCTGTAATGATACCATTCGGGAGATGTTGCCGCCGCAAGCATTGAGATCATAAGAGGCATCCCTCACGATGAACATATCTTCTTTGGCTATCTTCATCGAAGACCCGCAAATGGTCACCGTGTAATCCACGATATCCGCATCGGGCATGAACGATAACGCCGGAGATATTGCGGCATTTTCCGTGACGCAAAGATTGGGGACAACGAACAGCTCGAAAGCCCCCGAGAATCCCACTGATTCCATGCGTACGATATAGGCTTTGCCGAAAATCTGCGTCATGACCTCGATGTGTGCCACGAAGTCCGCGATGCCTTGCACGCTATTAGGGCGAGATATAGTCCGCACGGCGTCCGGTCGTTCGATATCTTCACCGTCTTCCGTGGTGGCTGCAAGACGTAGATTCTTAATTGCCGCGCATTTCTTCGAGATTACAGACATCAGCGGCGAGCAAAGTGCGTATGCTTTGGCTTGTCCCGCTTTGCCCCTGGTGTCGATCGTTCCCACGGTTTCAGTTGATCCCTGAAATACCGGAGGTACGCCGATGTAGCTCAATGTCGATGCCGGCAAATTTGAGGCTGTATTATTGCTTTTCCTGCGTATTTCGTAGCCGAATAGATTCATTATGCAGCTATTTGAATAAGGTTCTTGAATTCAGACTGAACGGCATATCTGGCAGCGTCCCATAGATGGTTGAATTCGTCGTGCGGGTAGTTTATGGCGATGCCGTTCACCGTCTCCCACACGTACGAGTTTGCTTCTATCTGCATGTTGCGCGAACGCACGCAATGTATCTTGCATCCTTTCATGGCCGTGATGCCGTCCATGACAGACCCCGGGTATTTCCGCACGGGGATGACCGTAAGCCCTTTAATGCGCATTGCGGTTATCATGCTTTCGGGGGATTTGGCATATTTGTCGGCGCTATCTGCATAACATCGGGATACTCCGTTTGAGAAGTGCGGCGAAAGCGCTGCATATAATTTCGAAGTGTCGTCGATAGGCTGATATATCAGCTCCTGCAAGTAAAGATGGTTCGGGATTCGGAATCCGACACGTACGCAGGCCGTGGGGTCTGCTGTGAATCCGAAGTCGAGGCCCAATACAACGCGTTCGATGTCTTCGGGGAATTCGTCGATCCAGTCGATGTCGGGGAATATCAGCCCCTCCTGCGCGGCACGTACTCCGAGGCCGTACACTTTCCAGCGCCATTCGTCGGCAGTTCCGGCGGCGATATTCTCGGGTGTGGGCTCGTATCCTTCGATTGTGCGGCGAACTCCCGCCGGGCAGAAGGGATTATCCTTGTACGTCGTGTGCGTGAAAATAGTATCCGGAGCGCCCTCCATATGGAACGCCCAATGCTCCGTGTATTTCGGGTTCCAGTCACCGATGACCATCCGCGTGCAACGCATGGTGATATTGTCGAATTGCGCACGGCTTACACCGTCGAGCATCTCGTTGAAATATACGATGTCGCAGTCGTGGCCCTCTTTGACATCCATTTTATCGAGACCCCGGAAACGAATCACGCTATCCTTGATGCGATATTCAGGGAGAATGTTTTCGCCACGCATACAATCGGAATCGTATACGTGGCGTAATTGCAGCTTCTTGCGGAAGTCGTCCAGCGTCTTTTCCTTGCAATCTTGAAGCGTGGCCCGATAACAGTATATTTTAAGAGGTACGGACGATGATGCGCAGATGTCATACAGAAAGTCTGCCGTGTCGAAAGTTTTTCCGGATCGGGAACTTCCCTCGTCGAAGATACGGACGACGGCGCCGCTCCCGTCGTATAGCTGGTAGAGGTACATTTTGACTTTGTAGGTCTTGCCTCTGTATGTTACGGGATCGGGCGTCATTCCTTTACTGTCATTTTGCCGATGGACTGGATGATCTTGGCAGCTTCGGGATCGAGGACCACGGAAATAGGCTGTGTTGCGACCGTTATCGCCTTGCCGTTGGTTGTCACATCCTGGCGGTCGGCAAGATGCAGAACGCGCGATGCAATTGTCGGGTTATACTGCTCACACATAGCACCCTCCAACTGATCGGATTCGATTCGCGCGCGCACGCGTGCACACACGCTCAAAAATTCATCCTGCTTTTCGTATTCCCGGAAAGTATTCTCTACAATCTCCGCGAACACGCAGAATCCTACAAGTGTCAGCGGTCGTTCGTAAGGTACGGGAATAACAGAGCCGTCGGCCAATACCCTGTTGCTGTATCGCGGGTTCGCTTTCACCCATTCGACATACTCTTCAAACTTGGCTTCAAGGGCTTCGGGGGTATATGCGCGAGGGCGGCCCACTTTACGGGTGGGCTTGTTGCCGGTTGTCGTCTTGATTCCTTCCGTTCTCTTTGCCATAGAAAAAAGGTCTGCGCCGGATGAATAGCCACAGACCCTCGTTTCCAGGAAACCTACTACCAACAACGTGTCCTTTCGTCGTTAAGATTCGCGGATGTTGCCGCTTTTCTTGTCCGTGGCCTGCTTCATCACAGGCTTACGATGCAAAGGAGCGAACCCTCGGCACATTGTGCAATAGTTTGACAAAAAATTTTCAGATTTTTTTTGAAAAAATGTTTTGCATATTCAGATTAAATGCTTATATTGCAACACCAAAACAACTAAACAAGGCCGACGGGCCATAAGCGGCAACTATGAAAAACTTTATCAATTCTTACGATCGCGTCAAAGGAGCCATTGAATCGGGCAAGGCTATCAACATCTTCAACATGGTAGACGGCGACTACGTCGGCATGGGCGAATTCGAATATTCGGACGAAGCCATGATCGTTCTCGAGCTCGTCGCCAAGAATGGCGAAGGATTCGTCGTAGACATCTGCAATCGTGTTCTCGAATCAATAAATGTCGGCAAGGCTATCACGTTGTCCGAAAAACAGCGTTGGTGCATCGCCTTCGCGGCGAATAAGATTTCGACGGACAAAGTCGATGAGCTGCACACAGCCGATGCTGAATTCATCGCTATGGTCGAATCTGAAGAGGCTGTTGAAAATACGGCACATAATAACGAATATTTTGAAAACATGGACGACAATCAATTTATTTCCATTCGTTCGCTTCTGAACCGAGCCGAAGCCGGTGAAACTATCTCCTCCATTAAACTGTCTGATGCCGGTAAATACGCCTCCAACGCGAAAGGTGATATGCTTATCAATACGGACATCTTCTTCTCGTCGCGCGTATATGCATACAGGGCCGATGACCGGCTGGTTAAGATTGGGAAAAAGACGCTTAATGTCGATGAGCTGCGCCGGCAACTCGAACGGTTCATCGGTAAAGGATCCGCCGTCGTTTGCATAGGCGGCAAATGCCTTCGTGGCGAAATTACAAAATAGCTCAATATGAAAGAGTACCCCGCATTTATTATCGATAGAAGTCGTCGTTCGGGATCGTCCCGTTTTTCCGACGACTTCATCGTCTGCACCGATCGGGAGGTCGGGTTCATCGCCAGAGTATACAAACTTCCCAAATCACGCCGTGCAGAGTTCGAGCAGAGCATCGCCTGTCTATCTGAATCGCAAATAGATAACCGATACTATTTTGCCATCATTGGAAATGTATTGTGCGTGCTGGAGGTCGTGCGAATGTCGCATGAGCCTGTTGCGCATATCAACAGACTTCGGCCGTTGATGAAGAAGGCTTTCAAAGCCTACATACACGGCGAAGAATCAGCCGTTCGACGGGACGGCCAGCCGTATGACGATCAGATAGCCGCTCTTGACGACATCCTGCGGATGGCAAAGTCGCAACGGTCACGCATGGTCGATATGAACGGTGAAGCGGCCACGGAACGATTTACAAGCGCGATTCAGTCGGCCCGCGATTCCGTTGCCTTGCTTCAAAAAATCACACAACATGAATAAGGATGCATCAAAACGGGGCGGTGCGCGCCCGGGCGCTGGGCGCAAATGTAAAGGCAGTGCGCCGTCGGTTACTGTAAGCTTGCGCCTCCCCCCGGAATTGCGAGACGAGTTGCGCGCGTTTCTGAAATCCCGCCGGATGACCGCCGCACAGTTCGTGGAGGAAGGCCTATGCATCCACCGTAAACCCGATGCGAAGTCTTGATCCCCACCGTAAACCCGATGCGAATAGCCCGGGTTTTAATGGGATAGATTGTTCAAAATGTCCGTGTTTTTCTTGGGGAGAAAACCAACTTCAAAGCGGTTTATTGTTCAATATGTACGAAAAATTCCCTGCCGGGCATTGCCAAGCAGGGGTATTTTTATATTGGAATCAAGGGGGTAGGATTATTTTAGCACAAGGGGGCAGAATCGCTTGGTTTTAGGGGGGGGGAGCTTACACTGGATTTTCCACCAAATAATCTTTGATGCTCTTCACATCCATTTTAACGCTGTCAATATCCTTTCGCAAGGTTTTCACGTCGTTTCTTATCTCTTCAATAGCCGGCTCGTGAGCCTCACATGCTTTTACTCTTGCCTCAAACTTAAAATACCAACGACTAACTGTCCATACAATGGCTGCAACCACCAGCATAGCAAATATGCCGGGGTAGTTTTCCATGATCCAGTTCCAAATAGTTTCAAGCATAGTAGTAGTTCTTTGTTACAAATATAACATTTTCCGTGCAAATAACGCGCAAAGGTAGTGAATTATTCTACACTTTGGGTAAAAACGCCCCGGCAGAAGTCGGGGCGGGAGTGGGGGGTAGGGGTAGGGGTAGGGGTAGGGGTAG